GGACGAAGTTGTAGTTGCGCCCGAGGGCCTTCCGACCAGCCATGGCTAGTCCTTCCCGGCGGGGGCGTTACTGCCCGCCTTGTCAGCCCCGTACGGGGCGGGTATCCCGCAGACGGCGGTTCGCCATCTCCAGGTTGTCAGCCACCCGGCGCATGCGCTCCGGGTCATCGCCGAAGTTCCCGATGCCTGCGTTGCAGGGCATACATGCCAGGCCCCTGATGCACGAACCGCACGACCGGCGACCACGGCAGCAGGAGTGATCGTGGTCGGTGCTGATGCCGACTCCCCTGCCCTTGGCATCCACGTCAAGCGGCTCACCGCACAGGTAGCAGCAGCCGCCTTGCGCGTCGAACATCTCCTGCCAGCGCTCAGGCGTGATGCCGTACATGTACTTGAGATCCACGGCCTCGTTGCGCAGCCGACCGCGGCGACCAGGGTGATCAGCGCGATACTGCCGCGCCCGTTCCCTGAACGGCTCAGGGTCAGCCGCATAGGCCTCAGCGGCCTTGTCGCGGTTGTACTTCTTGCGGGCTTCAGGGTCGTTCCAGTCGATGACTGAACCCCGGTTGTGCCGGTAACAGCTACAACCAGGCTCGCACTTCGTGCTTCCCATTCACCCATTCTAGAACGCCTACGAGTGCAGGCCGACGAAGGCGGAGAGGGTGTTCGCACTGTTATTGTGCGGGGTAAGAGGGCTTTGGAGCCAGGGACGACCGTCTACCCTCTCAACGATTCTATAAGCGGTCTGGTCGTTCTGGAAGGCGGCGTGCTCGCTGGCGGCCACCGAGACCGCCTGCCGGTCGCCGATCAGGTAGTAGCTCAGGTCGACGAAGCTGATGTCGCCCGCCGTGCCCAGGGCCGGGACCTTCTCGGTGAAGTACACGGGCCGGCCGAAGATCGAGATGGGCGGGGCCTCGGCGGCACCGGGCACGTTGTAGCCGCCCATCCAGACGCCCGGCGTGGCCAGCGTCATCTGGGCCAGCTGCGGGAAGGTGTCGATCGCCGCGATCCAGACCGCCGACTTCAGCGAGGTCGGCAGCATCCGGGCGTACATGCTCACGATGTCCGCGTACTTGATCGTGGTCGCGGTGCGGCCGGTGACCTGGATGTAGGCCGGGCAGGTGATGAAGCCCTGCGGCGTGCCCGCGCCGGTCTCGGTCATGAACGCGACGTCCTCGGCCCAGGCCAGGCCGGCCGGGATCCGGGTGTCGAACCAGCCGCTGAAGGCGGGCGCGTCGGCGAGCAGCTCGTTGGGCACCTTGAAGAAGCCGGTCAGCTTCTTGGCGTCCAGCACCACCTTGCCGAACTTGGCCTGGCTCTCGGTCAGCGGCGCTGACTCCTCGGCCCAGTAGAACTGCACGCCGCCGAACAGCGATGAGACATGACTCGTGTCATCGACGGTCGGGATGGGCACCCGCATCGTGCTCATCGGGATCACCGTCGCCCGGGACCGGACGATGGTGTCCTCCAGCGCGAGCTGGAGCAGCTCGGAGCGCATGATCTCCGGGACCAGGAAGCCGCCGGACGCCGGGTCCTCGGTGCCGAAGCTGTTCTGGAACTGGCGCACGTTCTCCAGCTTCTGCAGCAGCTCCTTGCGGTTGCGGGCGGCGCTCGGCCGGGCCTCCTCGCGGATCGCCTGGCAGTACTCGCCGATCGTGCCGAACCGGTCGTCCTCGCGGTAGGCGTTCTCGAACGCCGCGCCCAGGGCGGTCTTGTTGTAGACCGCGCCGCGGCCCTTGCTCACCGACGGCGAGCCGTCGCGGGACAGCTGCAGCTGCGGCCTGCCGCCCTGGAAGCTGATCGCCTTGCCCAGGTCGAGCGACGGGGCCCGGCCGCCGCCGTTGTCGCGCACCATGTCGAACAGCACCGACTGGACCTGGGTGCGCATGTCACTGAGCACCTCAGGGTTCTTGCTCGCGTACACCCGGGCGTAGGCGTCCAGGAAGTCCCGGGTCGATCCGTCCGCCACAGCCTGCGCGCTGAAGTACTCCTTCAGCTGGCTGTGGTTGGTCAGCAGCTCGCGCAGCCCGTCAGGGTCAGACGGGACCTTCATCTTCGTCATGCTTCAGCCCCTTCCAGGCCATACGTGAGAGCTGCGGACAGCAGCTCCGGGTCGATCAGGTCGCTCGGCTCCCAGTCCGGGTTGATCTGCTTCATCAGCCGCTCCAGGGTGGCCCGCGCCTCGCCCTCGTTGGTCAGCCCCTTGGTCTGCGGCAGCCGGCCCAGCGCGTTGCGGACGCCGGCCGCGTTGGCCGGGCGGGACGGCGCGTACTTGTACGGCAGCGCCCAGGCACCCTGGGTCGCCGGGTCACCGGACTTGCGCCCGGCGCAGATGCCGCGGTAGAACGCGGCCGGGTCATCGGAGGCAGCACCGGCCGCCCAGGCCTTGGAGGCATCCCAGGGCGAGTTGTCGAAGTCGGCGTTCAGCACCGGGAAGCCGTCCCCGGTTACCGGGGCAGCCGGTGCCGGCGGGTTCCAGGTATCGGCCGGTACCCGGTTCGCCGGGGCGTGCTCGTGCTGGTGGCTGTTGTCGCCCACATGGCTGTGGGCGTGCTCGTGGCCGGCGTCGCCGCCCTGGCTGTCGTAGGCCGGGTGGGCGTGCTCGTGCTCGCCGGTCATCGAGACGTGCGAGCCGTCGGCGTTGATCACCGTCATGACGGGCGGCGGCTCGCTGCCCGGCGCGTGCGCGAACACCGACAGGTCCCAGGCGTCCTTCGGGCCCTCGCTGCCGGTGATCCGGTCGGCCAGGCCCGCCTCGACGGCCTCGGCGTCGGTGTACCAGGTCTCGGCGCGCATCGCGTCGCGCCAGTGCGCGACCGGCTTGCCGGTGCGGTCGGCGTAGATCGCGGCGATGGTGTCCGAGACCTTATCCAGCAGCGCCGCGGTGGTCACCATGTCCTCGGAGCTGCCGATCACCATGGCGAAGCCCTCGTGGATCATCATCATCGACGACGGTGCCATCTCCAGCTGGCCGGGTGAGGCGGCCTGGGCGATGAAGCTGGCGGCCGAGGCGGCCAGCCCGTCCACGATGACGTGCACGTCGCCGGAGCGCTGCTTGAGCTGGTTGAAGATCGCCACGCCGTCGAAGACGTCGCCGCCAGGGCTGTTGATGTGCAGCTCGATCGCGCCCGTGATGCCGGCCAGGTCGGCCAGGAACTCCCCGGCGGCCACGCCCATGAACCCGATCTCGTCGTAGATGCTGACCACCGTCGGCTTGCCGGCGGCAGCCGCGTTGGTGATCCGGTACCAGCCGGGACGGCTGGCCTGGAGGTTCGCAATACGCCGCGTCGAGCGCAGCGGCCGTGCTCCGCGTTCCATCAGCGTCTCCCGGTCTCGATAGGGACGTATCCGTCAGACAGGACCCGGCGCAGCAGCGCGGCCAGCTCCTGGCCGTCCGCCTGGCCGGGCGCGACCGGCGGGGCGGGCATCAGCGCGGGCGGCGGGACGGCCGGGCCGCCGAAGGCCATCTCGGGCAGCCCGACGACCTCCAGCACGTCGGCCGGCTCGAACCCGGCATCGACCAGGGCCTTGGCCGCGTTGGCCTTGGACGTCAGCTCGGCGTTGTCTTCCTCGCGGTTCGGGGCCTCGGGCGAGTCGTAGTCGAACTCGGTGCCCTGCCCGGACTGGCCGAACATCGGCAGCAGCTTGACGTTCAGCGTGTCCTTGCGGCGGTCCAGCCGGGGCGTCACCTGCCAGCCGGTGAACACCTCTTCGGCCGCCTGCGCGTTGGCCCGGTTCACGTCGTCGGCGGTGCCCATCATGTGCTTGTGGATCCGCCAGGCCTCGCGCAGCTCGTCCCGGTTGGCCAGCCGCAGGTTGCCGTACTCCAGGTCCTTGTTGGAGTGCGCGTTCGGCATCCAGGTCGCGCCGTTCTCCAGCACGCCGACGTGGCCCGCGCGGGCCACGCCCTGGTGGCCCTCGCGCCAGCGGTCGATCAGCTCGTCCCACTCCGGGTCGGACAGCCGCTTCTCCACCTGGATGATGCCGCCCGGGTCGGCCCCGTTGTAGAACAGGTTCCGCTGGTACTGGATGGCCAGGTCCTGGCTCTCGATATTCGGCATGACCGAGCCGACCGGGCCCGCACCGCGGAAATAGTCCAGCGGGTCCGGCAGCCGCTCCTGGATCACGGCATCGGCATCCAGCGGGACCTGCTCGCCGTTCGGGCCCGTGTAGATCCAGCCCTGCAGGAAGCGGTCGGTGCCGGGAACCGGCTCCATCCGGTCGGGCCGGACGTACCACATCGAGGTGGGGAAGGTCGTGGTCTCGGTGTCCAGCACCCAGAACGTCTCGCCGGTCAGCTCCTCGTGCTGGTTGGAGCCCTCGCGGAACTCGAAGCCGGTGTGGAAGTCGTTCGGCTTGCTCCACAGGCTCAGCGCGGCGTGGGTCACGATCTCGGTGCGCTGATCCGAGCCGATGTCGGAGGCGGCGTACCGGCGGCGGCCGTCGACCGGCTGCTTCTTGTACAGGTGCCACTCCGGCCGGGCCGACGACTGGGCCAGCAGCGAGACGATCGAGTAGATCGTGCCGCTGCGCTTGTAGGCCCGCATGTGCTGCTCGCTGCTGGACCGGCCCGCGCCGAGGTCGAAGATCAGCCCGCGGCTGGTGCGGGCCAGCGGGACCGGCGGCCTGCTGGCCTGGTTGCGCATGCGCCGGATGCCGGACTTCATGCGTCCTGCCTGACCTGCACGGAGTCCCGCTCGATCTCATCAGCTCGCAGCGTGAGGACCTTGCAGATCACGCGCAGCGGGAACGTGC